TTGTAGCTAAACGCGGAGCCTTGTTTATGGTTAACCTCAAGCATGAGGTCCAGAAGCGAGGCTTTACTGTTGCCCATATTAAGACAGACTCGATTAAGATTCCGGATGCTACTCCTGAAATCATCGACTTTGTTATGGAGTATGGTAAGCTCTATGGCTACAACTTCGAACACGAGGCTACATACGACCGTATGTGTCTGGTGAACGATGCTGTTTATATTGCGAAGTATAAGGATGGTAAACACGCTGGAGAATGGACTGCTACTGGCACCCAGTTCCAGGTTCCTTATGTGTTCAAGAAGCTCTTTAGCAGAGAGCCGATTGAATTTGAGGATATGTGTGAAACCAAATCTGTAACCTCTTCTTTGTATCTTGACTTAAACGAGCATTTGCCTGATGTTTCTGAACTTGAAAAAGATTTGGAGCGCATTGTAAAAAAGGCAAAGGAATTTGGTGTCACTATGGACCTTAGCGGTAATAGCGGTGATGCTGAACTTGACTCGTTAATTAAAGAAATCGCAAAGGGTCATGATTATCACTTCGTAGGAAAGGTCGGTCAGTTCTGTCCTATTAAGCCCGGCTGTGGTGGTGGCATCTTGCTTCGTGAAACGGAGAATAAGAAGACCAAAGAAAAAGGTTATGCTGCCGCTACCGGTTCCAAGGGCTATCGTTGGCTTGAGTCTGAAATGGTCAGAGAACTTGGAAAGCAGGATGACATCGATCGTGGTTACTACAATGGTCTTGTTGACGAAGCCGTTAAGTCGCTGTCTTCTTATGGTGACTTCGAACGATTCATTGCTGATGAGCCGTTTATATCTGATACTACTCCGCCTTGGTTCGGAGCCGGTGAACCTCATGGAGATGAGCCTACACCTTTTGATGTGAGGTGATATTTATGATACTCATGCTATTGGGCATTGCTATAGCAATCATCTGGATTGTAAGCCTTGTCCGATATGATCCAACTAAGGGTGAGAGCTGCATTCCGAGTGAAAAAGAGTGCAGCTTATGCCCTTTTCCCTGTGATAAACGCAAAAATTTGAAAGGAGATTCTTCTAATTATGAGAACTAATAATCTGTTTATCGAAAATACTCGCTTTATCTTTAACACCAATTTCTCTGGTGATCCCAATCGTGACAAGTACGGTAGTGCTGAGAGAAAGGCTAATCTAGTAATTCCTGATATCGCTATGGCTCGTCAGCTTATCGATGAGGGATTCAATGTCAAGATGACTAAGCCTCGTGAAGGTGATGAGGAGGACTTCGTTCCTACTTATTATGTAGTCATCAAGCTGGCTTATCGTAACCGCAATGGTGAACCTAAGCAGTGGCCTCCTAAGGTTCTGCTTGTTGTTGAAGACAGCGTCACTGAACTGGACGAAGAGTCTGTGGACTGCATCGACTATGCATGGATTGATCGTGTTAATGTCGTGCTAAATAAGTACGAAAGTGATCGTGGTAAGTCCTTGTATATCAAGACTCTGGAAGTGTTCCAGCGTATCGAGGACGATCCTATTCTGGCTCGTCATGCTCGCAGAGGTCAGGTTATGCATGATCCGGATGACGATGTCAACTTCAACCCTGAGAATGATGAAGATCTGAACTAAGCTGTTATAGAGAGTGTCTGCTGTTGCCAGTAGTTAATGTCCTAAGGCTATAGGAAACAGCTCTCTATTAACCGAAAGGAGAAAAGAAACATGAGCAAAAAGGAGGCTGATATTTGATGTTTTGGCAGAAGAAAAAGCCTAAACGAAAAACTAAAAAAGTCCCTCCCCCACACATTGAAAGACAAGTCAACACAGGTGAACAGATAGCAAAAGGACTTACCGATGGTATTGTTTCAACACCTAAAAAAGATGAGCAAAAAAAGCCCACGGAGAAAAAATCAAAAAACGATCCTAAAAAAGAATTTCTCCGAGTGTTCAAGCAGCTCACTAATCGACATCGCTCTTGGGATGTGTGGAGAGACTTCATCGTAATGTACGCTTGTGCTTTATCCAATCCTGTAGATAAGCAACATTATGAAGAAAGAGAAGCGTTATATTTACGAATAATCAAAAAATACAACAAACAGGAACAGCCCCTGTTTTCTGAACTTGCTGCCCATACAGTCATGGCTTTGGAAGAAAACCCAGAGCAAGACTTCTTGGGCAGTATTTATATGTCCCTTAATCTCGGTAATCAACACAAGGGTCAATTCTTTACGCCTTATCATGTATGTGAACTAATGGCAGAAGTCACGATGCAAGATACTGTTATGAAAATCGAGAAAGAGGGTTACATCACCATCAATGACCCATGTTGTGGAGCTGGAGCAACTTTAATTGCCGGTATCCATGCTGCAAGAAAACGACTTGAAAAAGCTGGTTACAACTATCAAGATCATGTATTTGTTGTGGCACAGGACATCGACCAGACAGTTGCTTTGATGTGTTATATTCAGCTATCTCTTCTTGGAGTAGCCGGATACATTAAAGTAGGTAATTCGCTTACTGAGCCTATAACCGAAAAAGACTCTACTGAAAATTATTGGTTCACACCAATGTATTTCTTTCCATCATGGTCGTTGAGGCGAATGTTTGGGTGTATGTAAATGGCAGGTATATCTCTTAGAGATTATCAACTTGATGCTGTCAACAGAATGAAAAACGGCTGTATTCTCTGTGGCGGTGTCGGAAGCGGTAAATCTCGAACCGCATTGTCATATTACTACAAACAAAATGGTGGTAAGTTGGATACCAAGAATTATGTAAGGATGCCTGGTACTCCGAAAGACTTATACATCATTACCACGGCGAGAAAAAGAGATACTTTAGAATGGGAGGGTGAACTATCGCCCTTCCTTCTTTCTACTCATCCTGAAGTCAGTGCTTACAAAAATAAAGTTATTGTAGACTCATGGAACAACATCGGTAAGTACGCAACGGTTACGGACGCTTTCTTTATATTTGATGAACAGCGTGTTGTAGGATCGGGAGCATGGGTAAAAGCATTTCTGAAAATCGCCAAATTCAATGAGTGGATTTTGCTGTCCGCTACTCCCGGCGATACTTGGGAGGATTATATTCCGGTCTTTGTGGCAAACGGTTTCTATAAAAACCGTACGGCTTTCAAGAACGAACATATGATTATGACTTGGGTGAATGGTAAATACCCGAAAGTGGACAGATATGTAGGTGTCGGTCGACTCATCCGACTGCGTAACTCTATTCTCATTGAGATGGACTTTCAAAGAGAAACTTGCTCGCATCATGAGGATATATATGCTCAGTATGATATTGCCAAGTACAAAGATGCTGGTAGAAAACGATGGAATCCGTATAAAAACGAACCTATCGCTACTGCCAGTGAGCTTTGTTATATTTGGCGTCGTATTGTAAACGAAGATGATTCTCGCTTGGTCGCTCTTCTGGAGCTGTTTGAAAAACATCCAAAGATGATTATCTTCTACAACTTCGATTATGAGCTTGATATTCTTAAGAACGCTTACTATGGAGAGAATGTTGAAATCGCAGAATGGAATGGTCACAAGCATCAGCCTATTCCAACTGGAGATAGTTGGGTTTATTTGGTTCAATATAATGCCGGAGCTGAGGGCTGGAACTGCATTACCACCGATACCATTGTCTTCTACTCACAGAATTATTCTTACAAAATCATGAAGCAGTCAGCAGGTCGAACGGACAGGCTTAATACACCTTTCAAAGATCTCTACTACTATCATCTGAAATCTCGTTCTGCTATCGACTTGGCTATTAGTCGAGCTTTGAATGAGAAACGCAATTTCAATGAAACCAAGTATGTAAGCAGCTACTCTAAGAGTACGCTTAAGTACGAACCTAATAGAATTGCTGCTAAGGCTGCTTAACCGAAAGGAGAAAAGATGGATAATTTGAATGTTAACGAATGCCTGCTTGTCAGCGTTGATTTCACGAGAGGAACAGATACTGGTGTTCTTATTGTAGGCAGACAAAAAGAAGGCAAAGTCGATGTTATCAATGCATTTCAAGGGCAAGAAGCTATTGATATTTACAACAAACTCATCACCACAAAAAATGGAGGTTCACAAAAATGAGAAATCAAGAAATAGCAAAAGTATACGACGCGACCCCTAGACAGATCGAGACTCGTAAGTCTAATCGAAGCCGACTCACTGAGGTGGTTGGTGAAGCTCTGGGCCTTATCGCTTGTATGTGTGTTGCTGCGATTGTTATCGCTATCACTGTGAAATTTATTATGTGGATTCTGTAAAGGAGAAGAAAAATGAATAATATTAAGAAGAACTGGAAGCTCACTCTTATCATTGTTGCCGGTATTTTGGCAGTTATCATGCTCTGTGTTTTCTGGGTACAAGGTGCTCAAAACAAGGCTTTTTCTTTGGAAGAGCAGGTCAACACCGCTTCTTCCGATATTAAGATTCAGGAAAAAAGACGAGTAGATCTTGTCTATAATCTTGCTGATTGTGTCAAGCAATACGATAAACATGAGGCAGATACTCTAACAGCGATTGTTGATGGCCGAGGTTCTGCTAGAGATATCGAAAACGTTACCACCACCATTACTGCGGTCGCTGAAGCTTATCCTGAGTTGAAAGCTAATGAAAACTATAAAGAATTCATGAACGAGCTTGCTATTACCGAAAATCTTATTGCTGAATACAGAAGTAACTACAATCAGCAAATCAAGGAATACAATCGTTATGTGCGTAAGTTTCCCACTCGATTGTTCCTTAATATACTTGGATATGAGGTTCTGGAATACGGCTATTTAGATTACAATGCTCCCGTAGATGCTCCTCAGGATCTCTTTGGGGAGTAACTAATATGGACGATTTCAAGATTACAAAAAGAGAGATTATTGCAAGTATTTCAATTATTGCAATTATGTTGCTTATCGGCGTTATTATCTCAGGAAAAATTTCAGACTGGATGATGGATAAAAATGCCGAATACAACAAAGCTGTAAAAATAGAATCGCTTGACCTTTTTGAATATGGTATGCGGACCGATGTTGGAAATGCTTTTGTTTATGGTGACTTACTCGCTGTGGACACTGTTACATATCCTGAAATCGGCGGTTCCTATATGTTTGTAGAAAAAGTTAAAGAACGTTACACTAAACACACCAGACAAGTAGCTCATACGAGAACTGTCAATGGCAAAACACAGACTTATTATACAACCGAGACCTATTGGACTTGGGATCGTGTTGGGTCTGAAGATAAAAAATGTGTTGAAGTGTCGTTCCTCGGTCATGTATTGCCTTCTGAAAAAATTGATATTCCAGGCAGCAATTACATTGACACCATCAAAGAGTCTTACTATATTCGCTACAAATATTATGGAACCGACACGGCGTTCACCGGAACCATATTCACTCGACTTGCTGATGATACGATTACGGACAGCACTACTTTCTACAATAACATGACCATTGACGAAACGGTAGATATGCTGGAATCTACAGCCCCCATTTATATTTTCTGGGCGGTTTGGATTATCTTGATTGGACTCGTTGTCTATGGATTCTATTACATTGACAACCGATGGTTAGAATAAGGAGAATTGTTTATGAAAGCTAAAGACTATTTTGCTAAGTACGAAAAGGCTCTCGCCTCTGCGGATCAGGATGAATGCTCTACTGCTATCGCTGAGATGCTGAACGAGATGAACTCTGAAGTACAGAATCTGTTGAAGGTTCGCCATGTCAAGACTGATGCGGGCACCTTCCCTATCTTTAAGGAAATGAACCAGAAGTGGAATGCCATCGTACGCCTCTTCGAGAATAAGTATGGTGCTACACCTATTGTTAAGGACGGCTTCCGACTTTTCTGGGTTCACAAAATGCCCCAGTTGATGGGTAAAATTTGAAAGGAGAAAAAACTATGATTACTGCTGGTACTAAAGTGGCTATTATGCCGGGTGCTGATTACGCTAACCGTTTCATCGGTCAGGTTGGTGTAGTTCGCAAAAACTATAAGGATAAAATCGGTGTTCAGATTCAGGGTTACAACAATCCCGATAGCGAGTATGGCGTATTCTGGTTCAAGGAGAAGTTCCTTGCTGTTATTCCGGATGCAAGCATTCTCGTAGATGACGCGATCAAACAGGTAATCTTCAGTGGTCCTAAGACTATCATTCTGTGGAAAGATGGCACTAAGACCATTGCTACTTGTGGCGAGGGCGACCATTATGATAAGTATGTTGGTTTCTGCGCTGCTGTCACAAAGAAGATGTTCGGCTCTACTACCAAGGTGAAGAAGGTTCTTGATCGTTTCATCAAGGAGGACAAGTAATGGCTGATATTCTCGTAATTAAGGTAAATGCTTTTCTGAGTGGAAAAGATATGAATGGTTTAACCAAGTATATTCATGAATCTATGAAAACTGGTTTGGTTGTTCTGCCGCCTTATTGCGATGCTCAGATTGTTCCCGAGGGTGTTGAAGTTCGGATTGAAAATCCTTACGAACGAAAGGAGGAACCGTGTGAGTAAAGAATATGACGATTACTTAGAAAAGCACAAAAGTAATGTTCAAAAGGGTTATATTTGGCTGCGTACCAATCTACCCAAACTATTTGATAAGTATCCTGATGACAATAGCAGCATCCTTGCTCATGATCAATCTAAAAGCGAAAAGGATGAATACGAGGCTTATGATGCTTACTTCTACGGTGAAAAAACTCCTGCTGTGGAAGAAGCGTTCAGACGAGCATGGCTTCTGCATATCCATCGTAATCCACATCATTGGCAATATTGGGTACTTATCAACGATGACCCTGGCGAGGGCGAAATCTGCCTGGAGATGCCGCACAATTATATTTTCGAAATGATTTGTGACTGGTGGGCATTTAGTTGGTCTAAGGGTAATTTGAGCGAGATATTCTCATGGTATGATGAACACTCTGCCTATATCAAGCTCGCTCCCAAAACCAGAGAGATCGTTGAAGATATTCTTTGGGAACTCCGAGGACGACTTGGATATAATGTTCTCGCTCATCATGGCATCAAAGGTCAAAAGTGGGGTGTAAGAAACGGTCCGCCTTATCCTCTTGAAAAATCTTCTGGAAGTGATAAAATTAAAGAGGAGCAAAAATCAAGAAGTTTCAACATTCCAAGAAACAAATTTACAGACTATGCTCTTAATCCAGAGAAAGCTCCTGACAAGGCTCGGGTTTTCGAGTCAGCGTTGGGATATAATAAGGATAATTGCGACCAACTCATCGAAGATATCGAAAAGCGTGCTGATATTCATAAGATGGTTGAAAAAGGTGATAACGGCTACGGAATGAGATATGAGCAAGTTATAAGACTCAAAGGACCTAATGAAAAAGAGGCAAATGTCTTGACGGCTTGGATTGACGATGATAAAGAACTGAGATTAACCAGTGTCTATGTTACTAAAAAGGAGGAGACAAAATGACTGTAAAACAATATGACAGAGTTCGTCTAAAAGATGGTCGAACCTGTACAATCGTTGATATTCTTAAAGAAGATACGGCATATATAGTCGATGTCGATCTTCCAGGACCAGATTGGGATACAATCGAAATTAAACACGAGGATATTTACGATGTTATCCAATGATATGCTCACTGAAGTTAAGGATTATCTCGCAAAGCTGACCAGTCATATTACCTTTGAATACAATGGCCAGTCTTGTGGTATTGATCCCTTGTCTAAGGACGAGTTCAACATGTGGTATGGTTCCGACGAGATGACTGTCAATTCTATTGATAAGGTCATGAATGCAAATTTCTTTGACGGTAAATCCTTAGAGGAAATTTGGGACGAGATTACTGAGTTGGAATACTAATACACAGCAACTAAGATTGCTCTAAATTGTGTAAAAGCAGTTTAGGGCACTTTTTATATTTCTAAGAAAGGAAAAAAATACAATGCTGAAAATTGAAAAATTCGTAACTATGTCTCCTGCACAGTACGAAATTATTATTGAGGGTATGCGCAATCCTAAGAATAGCTGGGACCGTTCCGACAGCTATACCACTCACATCTGTGATGAAGAGACTATGCAAACTGCTGACTTTGCTTGGTTTATGGGCGACAACGATCATAAGTTGGCAGAGAGTCTTGCAGACGGCGGTCCTGTTCATGCTAAGTATCGTCGTATGATGATCGTATATCTTACGGTCAACGCTCCTTTCTATTGGTGGAAAGAATTTGATACTTACAAGGTCGGTACAGTTTGCAACTCTTGCAGCACCATGCACAAGATTCATTCCAAGGAATTTGAATTGAGCGACTTTAGTGTTGAGCATTTGCAGGGACCTGGTCTGTGCAATTTGGAAAACGCTATTAAACTTCTCAATTACTACAGGGATTGTTATAACGGCACAGTAATTGATGACAGACGAGATGGTTTGGATGGGAAGGCTGTTCAAAAAGATTTCTGGTGGCAGATGATTCAGATGCTTCCTACCTGCTACAACCAGAAGCGTACCATCATGCTGAACTACGAGGTCCTCGCTAACATCTATAAGTGGCGTAAGAACCACAAGCTCGACGAGTGGCATACATTCTGTAACTGGATTGAGGAATTACCTTACAGTGAGCTTATCACTGGCATCAAGGATGTGGACTAATTGGGATACAGAAAAGTTGGTGCCTTAGAGCAATGTTGGTACATCATCAAATGGAAGATTAAAGAACTCTTCCGCAGAAAATGACAGATAAGAGCTGAGGAATAAACCTTGGCTCTTATTTTTATCCCTATATGAAGGAGAATCTAACTATGACTATTAACGAATACCAGAAAAATGCACTTCGCACTGCCAATAAGTCACTGAATTCTTTCCAGCAGCTTGAGAACGGCATTATGGGCTTGAATGGTGAAGCTGGCGAGTGTATTGATATTCTGAAAAAGCATCTGTTCCAGGGGCATGAGCTCGACAAGGAGCATATTGCAAAGGAACTTGGTGATATTGCTTGGTACTTGGCGCTGAGTGCTGAAGCTATTGGTTATGATCTGGAAACTATCATGCAGATGAATGTAGACAAGCTGCGTGCCCGCTATCCGGACGGTTTCGATACGGAGCATAGCCTCCATCGCGCAACAAATGATATTTAAGGAGGTATTCATATGCAGAATTCTTTTGGCGAGAAAGTGAAGTCTATATTTGACAGTATCACTATTCTCCAGGCTAAAGACAGCGATTTGAAGAGAGATAACGCCAACATCAACGGCGATTCACCTATGGGTGCAATGCTCCAGTATGGTGCTAATACAGCTAAGGAGTATAACCTTACTTATTTGGTTAAGCCCGCGATTGCGGATCTTCACAGGTCTGCGTGGCTTCATATACACGATTTGGACTTCTATGCGTGGACTACTACTTGCACTCAGATTGAGCTTCGTAAGCTGTTCAAAGGCGGTTTCAATACTGGTCATGGACATCTGAGAGCACCTAAGAGTATCGGTTCGTACGCTGCTCTTGCTGCTATTGCAATTCAGTCTAATCAAAATGACCAGCATGGAGGTCAGTCCGTAGTTGACTTTGATTATGCTATGGCTGAAGGAGTGAGATACACCTATCAAAAGTATCTCAAAGAAGCCCGCAAGATCGCTCGTGATATTTTGGGAGATGATGCCGGATGTGGCTTTACAGAAAATATTGAGATTTGGATTCTCGATTATGCTATGGAGAAGACTACTCGTGACACTTATCAGGCTATGGAAGGCTTCGTTCATAATCTAAATACGATGCACTCCAGAGCAGGTGCACAGGTTCCGTTCAGCTCGATCAACTACGGTACCGATACCTCTTGGGAAGGTAGATTGGCAGTTGAACAGCTTCTGCTTGCTACTGAGGCTGGACTGGGTCAGGGCGAAACACCTATCTTCCCGATCCAGATTTTCAGAGTTAAAGAAGGTATTAACTACAATCCCGAAGATCCTAACTACGACCTGTTCAAGCTGGCTATGCGAGTAAGTGCTAAGCGATTGTTCCCGAACTTCGCATTTATCGATGCCCCGTTCAACCTCCAGTATTACAAGTACGGACACCCCGAAACGGAGGTGGCCTATATGGGCTGTCGCACCAGAGTTATGGGTAATGTCTATGATCCTACTCGTGAGGTTGCACCTGGACGAGGAAATCTGAGCTTCACTTCTATCAACTTGCCTCGTTTGGGCATTGTGGTAGAAAAAGATGTAAATCAGTTCTTCAAACTTCTCGATGGTATGCTGGATAAGACTATGGAGCAGCTTCTGGACCGTTATGAGATTCAGGCTTCCAGAGTAGCTCGTAACTTCCCATTCCTCATGGGAGAAGGCGTCTGGATGGATTCTGACGGGCTGGGTCCGGACGATGAAGTACGAGAAGTGTTGAAGCACGGCACTCTTTCTATCGGCTTCTGCGGCCTTGCAGAGTGTCTGGTGGCTCTTACTGGTAAGCATCATGGTGAAAGTGAGGAAGCACAGGAACTTGGTCTTCGCATTGTGAGTTATATTCGTGACTACTGCGATAAGAAGTCCAAAGAACTCGGTATGAATGTCACTTGTCTTGCTACTCCTGCTGAAAGCTTGGCTGGTCGTCTGCTTAGAGCTGATAAAAAAGAGTTTGGTGAAATCAAGGGAGTTACTGACCGTGAATACTATACCAACAGTTTCCATGTCCCTGTTTACTACAATCTCCCTGCAATCAAAAAGATTGACATCGAAGCACCTTATCATGCTCTTACGAATGCCGGTCACATTTCCTATGTCGAGCTGGATGGCGATCCTACCAAGAACCTTGCTGCATTCGAGCGAATTGTTCGTCACATGAAAGAAGCGGGTATTGGATATGGTTCCATCAATCATCCTGTAGACCGTGACCCTGTATGCGGTTACAACGGAATCATTAACGACACTTGTCCTTGTTGTGGACGAAATGAAAAAGATGGTTCACCTTTCGAGCGTATCCGTCGTATTACCGGTTATCTCGTAGGTACGCTGGATAAGTGGAATGATGCTAAGAGAGCAGAGGAGCGAGATCGTGTCAAACATACAGTCAATCAGGATTTCGGGAATAACTCCTGAATCCATTGTTGATGGTGAAGGTATCCGCTATGTGATATTTACACAGGGCTGCCCTCATCATTGTGTAGGCTGTCACAACCCTTCAACTCATTCATTTGATGGTGGTAAGGTCGTAGCCATCCATGATATTCTTACTGACATTGAAAAAAACAGTGAATACATCGATGGAATTACTCTCTCTGGTGGAGAGCCATTCTGTCAAATAGACCAGTGTAGCATTATTGCTAAGCAGGCTCGGAAGTTGGGCTTGACAGTATGGTGTTACACTGGTTTCTCTTTTGAAGAATTATACGGACGAGGTGATGCACTTGAGTTACTACAGGATATTGATGTTCTGGTGGACGGTCCATTCATATTGGAAGAGCGTTCTCTCGATTTGGATTTCAGAGGCAGTCGGAATCAAAGGATCATCGACGTCCGTACGAGTCTTAAAGAAGGAGTGACAACCATGAAAAAGTTTTAAGAAAAGGAGCGAAATTGTTATGGCATCTAATGACAATCCGAGAAAGAACTCGGAAGGATATTCCGACCCTACTGCTTTTGAGGCACTTCGGAATATTAACAAAGAAGACGAGAGATTCCATAAGCTGTTACATACGATATTCTATCTGTGTGAACTGGCAGGCTTTGAGATCGAGGGTCGAGTGGTATTGATTGACAAGAAAACTGGTCGCGTTTGGCGTTGAGGAAATCGTGCGGACTACTAAAAAAACTGGTGCATTCGTGCCCACTTTCGAAAATATGAAAATGGGCTTTGCCCGGTTTTATGTGGGTTTTGAAAAATTGTACGGACGAAATTTCTAAAAAATGGCCAAAAAAAGTGGGCTTTTGCCCGTTTTTGAAAACCAAAAGTGGGCAGAAAAATTTGGAGGCATTTTCTCAAAACGGCACTTTTTGGGCGATTTTTGGCCGTTTTTGGCCGATTTGCGCAAATTTGTACAGACGAAAGTGTCATTTTGCCCACTTGCCCACTTTTATTTCTTATTTAATTGCGATAAAAAATTTTAATATTTATATAAATAAGGCAAGTAAAGTGGGCTTTTGGCCACGAGCGATTCTCCATATCACAAACCAGTCGATTTGTCAAGAGATATTTTGTAAAAAGCCCTTTTCTTTTTTCGGGTGTTATGCTATAATTAAGAGGCCACACAATTTCATACTTTTAAGTCGTAAGGGAAGACTACTTTGGTAAAAAGTGTTTTCTCTCTTTACTCATGTGTCCTTTGCGACTTGGTTGAGATTGTGTGGCAACAATGAGGGTAGCACTTTTTCGGTGCGTCTCTTGTTGTGGGGGCGCACTTTTTTAATGCCCTCGGAAAGGGTAATGAGTATGAGCGATAATAAAAATTCCAACAAGAATGTTAGTGGTATAGCTGCTGGTATAACAATGGCTGCATCTGTGTTGCCTCTTGTTAAACCGGCTATTGATGCTGTGCGTGACTATGCTGATAAAACTATAGAGGAAAGAAAAAAGTTAGTGGCTGTTCCAGAATTATATTCTAAGGAATACCCACTCACGAAAGAACAGGCTGTAGAAATCTTAGACAGTTGCGGTCTTAAAGCTACTCTCGTCAAAGCAGCTATGTCTGATGCTAATGTTCAATACCGGAATTGTTTTGATATGCAGGTCATCAAGTCTCATCCAAAAGCCAAACAAAAAGTTGAACGAGGCTCAAGTGTTTTGGTGAAGTACATAACACAAGAAGTCATTGACGAAAGTCAGAAAATGTACGAACTTGCTGAAAAACAAAAAGCCGAAATGCAAATTGCTAAAGTCACTAAGCAAGAAGAGCGTAAGGAAAAGACAAAACAAATGATGACTGATGTAATGTCTAACGCTAGAAAAGGAATTGAAAAGATTCCAGTTTTCAAAAAGAAAGACACTCCCGATGATGTGTCTGAAGAATAATTCAAAATAAAATCTGTTGACCGAGATGCTGTGAAAATGGTGTCTCGGCTTTTTTATTGCCTTTTTGCACCGCGCGAAAAAAACATCCCCTTTTATGAAGAGAGGAGTAAAAAAGCTATTTTTTAATGGACATTCCCTTTTCGGTTTTGACCAAATTGCATGAAAGGAGGCTCATTTGGTATGCTCGAAAGTAGATTTCAAGCGAATCTCATTAAAGAGATTAAAAAACGATTTCCCGGTTGCATCGTTATGAAAAGTGATTCGGGATATTTGCAGGGTATTCCTGATCTGCTCATCTTGTATAAAAACAAATGGGCAACTTTAGAGTGCAAGCAAAGTGCTGGCGCAAAAAAGCAACCCAATCAAGAATACTATGTGGACAAAATGAATCAGATGTCATTCTCAAGATTTATCTGTCCCGAAAACAAGGAGGAAGTGCTGCATGATCTTCAACAATCATTCGAATCTTGAAGGCCAACACGCCTTTCTTGGTGCCAGCAAGTATCATTGGATCAATTACGATGAAGCTAAAGTGGCTGAGTCTTATTCGAAGTTCTTAGCTACACAACGAGGAACTGTGCTTCATGACTTTGCATGTCAGTGTATTCGTTTAGGACAAAAACTTCCTAAAACTCAGAAGACATTGAATATGTATGTCAATGATGCTATTAGTTTCCGAATGGTTCCAGAACAGGTGTTATTCTATTCCGAGAATTGTTTTGGCACTGCGGACACTATTGTGTTCCGAAACAACACACTTCGTATTCATGACTTAAAAACTGGCGTCGTTCCGGCGCACATGGAGCAGCTCGAAATATATGCTGCTCTTTTTTGTTTGGAATACAAGATCAAACCGGCGACTATTGATATGGAACTTCGTTTGTATCAGAATAATGAAATTTTGTATCATACGCCAACTGTCGAAGACATCGCTCCAATTATGGATAAGATTGTTACCTTTGACAAAGTAATCAGAAAAGTAAAAGAACAGGAGGGCTAAACTATGAATCCCATTGTGGAAGAAATGCTAATGCATTATGGAATGCCGCGTCGTTCCGGTCGCTATCCGTGGGGTTCTGGTGATAACCCTTACCAACATAGTGGCGATTTTCTATCCAGAGTTGAGGAAATGAAGCGTAACAACTTCACATTCACCGATGAAGATGGAAAGACTTACACTGGCGAAGTCGCCATTGCAAAATCTATGGGTCTTAGTACAACGCAGTTTAGAACTCAGATGAGTCTAGCTAAAGATGAACGAAGATCTCAAGATGTTGCCACAGCTAAAGCTCTTAGAGAAAAGGGTTATAGTTTGAATGAAATCGCTGACAAAATGGGCTTTGCTAATGATTCTTCAGTTCGTTCTCTTTTGAATGAGAGTTCCGAAGCCAGAATGAATCAGGCAAAAACTACTGCTGACTTTCTTAAACAGCAGGTAGCTGAAAAAGGCATGATTGATGTCGGTACAGGTGTTGAAAGAGAGCTTGGTATTTCTAAAGAAAAGATGAATCAGGCTCTTTATATTTTGGAAATGGAAGGCTATCCGATTTATGGTGGTGGTGTTCCCCAAGTAACAAATCCCGGTAAACAGACAAACATCAAAGTCCTTTGTCCTCCCGGAACTGAGCATAAAGAGATTTATAATTTCGAAAATGTTCATTCTGTGCGAGACTATGTGTCTCATGATGGCGGCGAAACATTCGACAAATTTGTTTATCCAAAAAGTATGGATTCTAAGCGTATGCAGATTTGTTATGCAGAAGAAGGTGGTATCTATAAAGATGGCGTAATCGAAATTCGTCGTGGCGTAGAAGATCTTTCTCTCGGCAATTCTCATTATGCTCAGGTTCGTATCTTAGTGGATGGTAATCGATATCTGAAAGGAATGGCTGTTTATTCCGACGATCTTCCGGATGGCGTTGATGTTCGTTTCAATACCAATAAAAAGAAGGGTACTCCTAAGGAAGATGTAATGAAAAAGATCAAGGATGATCCGGATAATCCTTTTGGATCTCTTATTAAAGCGGGTGGTCAAAGCTATTACATTGATGCCAACGGTGAACGACAGCTTTCTCTCATCAATAAGCGTGCTGAAGAAGGTGATTGGGGTGAATGGGCTGATAAACTTCCGTCTCAGTTCCTTTCCAAACAGAATCTGTCATTGGTTAATAAACAGCTTGATTTAGCTGCTTCCGATAAAATGGCAGAATTTGATGAGATTTGTGCATTAACCAATCCTACAGTTAAAAAGTCACTTTTGAAGTCTTTTGCTGATGATTGTGATTCTGCTGCTGTGCATCTTCAGGCTGCCGCATTACCTCGTCAGAAGTATCAGGTAATATTACCTATTCCATCTATGAAGGATAATGAAGTCTATGCACCAAATTATAAAAATGGTGAAACGGTTGCATTGATTCGATATCCTCATGGAGGTACTTTTGAGATTCCTATACTGACTGTTAATAATAAACAGGCAGAAGCACGAAGGGTGTTAGGTAACACACCTAAAGATGCTATTGGTATCAATAAGAAAATTGCAGACCAGTTGTCCGGTGCAGATTTCGATGGTGATACCGTTATGGTCATACCGTGTAATTCGAGCAAAAGTAAAGTTAGAATTACAGCCACTCGTCCTTTCGAGGAACTTCAAGACTTTGACGGTAAGCTGGAATATGGACCTGACTCTAGTGAACCTGTAAAGGTTGATGCCAACGGCAAAGAGTATTATACCCGAAACGGCAAGATGTATCAAAGAATGAATAATACCCAAAAAGAAATGGGTGTAATTTCAAATTTGATTACTGATATGACATTGAGAGGAGCAACCAATGAAGAACTTATAAGAGCAGTTCGTCATAGTATGGTTGTTATCGATGCTGAAAAACACAAGCTGGATTACAAGCAAAGTGAAGCCGATAATGCTATCAGCTCTCTTAAAAAGAAGTATCAGGGACATATTGACGAAGAAGGTAGATACCGAGAAGGTGCTGCTACTTTAATTTCCCGTGCAAAATCTGAAACCTCTGTTCCTAAAAGACAAGGCAGTCCTACGATTGACCCTGAAACAGGTGAATACATCTGGAAAACTGCTGATGATCTAACCTATGTGGATAAGAGAACAGGTAAGGTTAAAACCCGTACCCAACCTTCTACAAAAATGGCTGAAACCAAAGATGCCTTCACTCTCGTGTCTGATGCTGACACCCCTATCGAAAGAGCATATGCTACTTATGCCAATAAAATGAAGGCCCTTGGAAATCAAGCCCGTCTCGAAATATTGTCTACTGGTAAAGTCCCGTACTCTGCATCTGCCAAAGAGACCTATCAGGCAGAAGTAGACTCCCTTAACGCTAAATTAAATGTGGCTCTGAAGAATGCCCCTCGCGAAAGACAGGCACAGACCATGGCCAATGCTATTATAGCGGCAAAGAAACAGGATAATCCGGGCATGACTAGTGGCGAAATAAAAAAGGCCTCCCAGCAGGCACTTACTCAAGCTCGTGCCGCCGTAGGTGCCAAAAGAGAGACCATCAAAATAACAGATCGAGAATGGGAAGCTATTCAAGCCGGAGCTATCAGTGAGAATAAGCTTACCCAGATCATCGACAATGTGGACATAGATAGTCTTAGACAGCGTGCTACTCCCCGTACTACGACTACACTTAGCCAGGCTAAGCAAAATAAGATTGCATCTATGAATGCTTCTGGCTATAGTACCTCTGAGATTGCTGAAGCCCTAGGCATTTCAACAAGCACTGTGTCCGATTACTTGAATTGAAAGGAGTGACCTAGTATGAATGGCTCTGTTGCATTAACCACATTCGACAATCCTTTCGATCCATTCGAACAGTTCTCCGATTGGTTCAGGTTTGATGTCGACAAAGGTTACTATTCTTGTGCTTACTTAGCTCGAATTGCTAAAACTTCTGAACAGTTCTCTGACCAAGAAAACGATGAAGAAATTGAAAGAGCAATCGACGAAATTATTAAGCATGACTTCTTGAACATTTACAAGAAAGTAAAACGAGTTGCTTAGCTTTGTTGTTGAGGGAAAGAGCTTTAACCGGTTCTTCCCTCACTTTCTTTTATGTGAAAAAATCATTTGAAAAAAGTAAATGTTTAATTCATTTGTAGTTTTCTACACATTATCACACTATCAGTACTATGGTACTAAGCCATAAAAGGGTATAGGGGGTCTCCCGAAAACTACACCCCCTCCCACATCGCGCCGGTCTTAAAAATTTCCCCGGGGGTGATTTTTGGGAATGGTCTTTACCCTTTTATGACCCGGTGCAGTATTTGAGCGAGCTTGCAGGGTTGGAACAACTTCCATAAGTGGACCTCCTTTCATGTTTCTTTTCTCCTTTCGGTGAATGCCCGGAAGCCAGCTCTGTAAGTTCTCTCAAATACTGCACTGAAACCCATATAAAAGGAATTCTCCTTTATATGAAAGTGCTGTAAATATAGGCAGGTATGGCGGAATTGGCAGACGCAATAGACTCAGAATCTATTGAGAGATAATCTCGTGCAGGTTCAAGTCCTGTTACCTGTACCATTTCTTAAGAGAGGAGGCAGTAAGTATGCCAAAAGCAAAAGCTTCTCGCTCTTCTGAATCGCAAAGCACATCGAGACCACCAATGTCGCTTGAAGCTCAAGAAAATCTTATGATCTCATTGGCAATTCAATGTGCTGAAAAGCAGCTCAGAGACGGAACTGCTTCTTCTCAAGTCATCACACATTATCTGAAGCTCGGTTCATCTAAGGAGAGACTTGAAAAAGAGATTCTTGAAAAGCAGAAAGATTTGATGGATGCAAAAACAAAGAGCATCAATTCCAACGGTGAAGCCAAAGAGCTCTACGAGAAAGCCCTTACAGCATTCCGTAAATATTCAGGAGCTGGAGGTGAAGAGGATGAGTATTAGAACTTATTCAGAACTGATTACTCTTCCAACTTTCGAAGAACGCTTTCGTTATCTTAAATTAGACGGCGTAGTTGGTAAAGAGACTTTTGGATTTCAGCGTTGGCTTAATCAGGAATTGTATCATTCGGATGAATGGCTGAGCTTCAGAGACGAAATTATTATTCGCGATAATGGATGTGATCTCGGTGTACCGGGTTTTGAGATTTATGGATCTATTCTCATTCATCATTTGAACCCTATCACCTATGATGACATTCTTAATCGACATCCTTGCGTCTTTGATCCTGAGAATGCAATCTGTACAAAGCTCAACACCCATAACGCAATTCACTATGGCGATGAGAGTCTTTTGATTATTGCACCAATTCAGCGAAGTCGCAATGACACTTGCCCTTGGCGAAAATTATGAAAGGAGTATTTCACATGTCTCACAAACACTATGAAGATCCCGTTCTTGATGATTCTACTGAAATCGCCGAGGACACTAGGGTCGAAGAAACTGAAGAAGCAGTTGAAGACATTATTGGTGTAGTCACCGATTGTCTCAAGCTGAACATTCGTAAGGAACCCGATAAGGATTCCGAAGTAGTAGTTGTTGTGACCTGTCTTGATGAACTCAAGATTGATCCTGCTACTTCTACTGATGACTGGTATGCAGTCTGTACCGTTACCGGCATTGAAGGTTTCTGCATGAAGAAATTCGTTGCTGTAAGACAGTAAGGAGGAAACGATATGGAAAGTATACTGACATCAATTAAAAAGCTGCTCGGAATCGCTGAAGAGTATGAGCACTTTGATGTAGACATCATCATGCACATTAACTCAGCTTTCTCTGTTCTTACGCAGCTCGGTGTTGGTCCCGAAGAGGGTTTCCGTATCGAAGATGCAGGAGCAGAATGGTCGGATTTCTTGTATGATGATCCTCGTCTCGAAATGGTGAGGACATATGTCTATCTTAAGGTCAAGTTGGTATTTGATACAACCTCTTCAAGCTCGGCTGTCATTGAATCTATCAACCGACAGATCCAAGAACTTGAGTGGCGTATCAATGTCACTGTTGACCCAGACTAAAGAGAGGAGGAAATTCAAAATGGAAAACATTAGCGTTGTGCATGATGACACACTTGAACATCATGGCATCAAAGGTCAGAAATGGGGCGTTCGCCGTTATCAGAACGAAGACGGCACTCGAACAGCAGCAGGTAAAAAGCGTGAACAGTCTCGCTCCAATGAGTCTGCCCATGATGACTACAACAAAGCTCATAGTGGAAAAAGTGTTAAAGATATGAGCGATGCTGAACTTCGAAGTCATTTGAATCGTCTCCAGATGGAAAAGCAGTATAGTCAGCTAACAAATTCCGATACCAGCAAAGGTAAGAAGTTTGTTTCCGATGCTATGAAAGTAGCGACTACTGTTGCTACGGTATCTACTACTGCTCTTACCATCTACAACAATTATGGCAAAATCAAGAATATTGTTAACGAGATGATTAAGAAGTAAGGAGAAACCAATATGGCATTATCTAACACTGCCGTCCCTAAATACTACGGCATGTTTCGTGATGCCGTACTTCGAGGGGAAATTCCGGTAAATAAAGAGATCTCAATGGAGATGAACCGCATTGACGATCTAATCGCCAACCCTGGCGTGTACTATGACGATCAAGCAGTTGAGGGATGGATCGCTTATTGCGAAGCAGAACTCACATTGACCGACGGTTCAGACCTTAGTTTGCTTGACACATTCAAGTTGTGGGGCGAACAAATTTTTGGTTGGTATTACTTTGTTGAGAGAAGTGTTTATCGACCTAATCCCGATGGTCATGGCGGTCATTATGTCCGAAAGACTGTTAAGAAGAGGTTAATCAATAAACAGTATTTGATTGTAGCCCGAGGTGCAGCGAAGTCTATGTATGCTTCCACACTTCAGGGCTATTTTCTTAATGTTGATACTTCTACTACTCATCAGATTACGACCGCACCGACCATGAAGCAGGCTGAGGAGGTCATGTCTCCTCTCCGTACTGCTATTACAAGATCCCGAGGACCGCTGTTTCAGTTTCTGACAGAGGGCTCGTTACAAAATACCACTGGCTCTAAAGCCAATCGTACTAAGCTGGCTTCTACAAAGAAAGGTGTCGAGAATTTCTTGACTGGTTCTCTATTAGAAGTCCGTCCTATGAGCATCAACAAGCTCCAAGGCTTGCAGATCAAAGTTGCTACAGTGGACGAATGGCTTTCCGGTGACATTCGAGAGGATGTTATTGGTGCTATCGAGCAGGGTGCCTCTAAGGTGAATGACTATATCATTGTAGCAATCAGCTCTGAGGGTACTGTTCGTAACGGAAGCGGTGACACAATCAAAATGGAGTTGATGGACATCCTCAAGGGCGATTACATTAACCCTCATGTGTCTATCTGGTGGTATAAATTGGATTCCATTGATGAAGTTGGCAATCCTGAGATGTGGGTCAAGGCTAATCCTAACCTTGGTAAGACGGTGAGTTATGAAACTTATCAGTTGGATGTAGAAAGAGCTGAAAAAGCTCCGGCTGCACGAAACGATATTCTCGCTAAGCGTTTTGGTTTACCTATGGAGGGTTACACTTATTACTTTACTTATGAGGAAACACTCCCGCATCGAAAGAGAGACTATTGGCAGATGCCTTGTGCTCTTGGCGCAGACTTATCGCAGGGTGACGACTTCTGTGCATTTACTTTCCTATTTCCATTATCCAATGGGTCTTTTGGTATTAAGACTCGAAACTACATAACTTCTACAACTTTGATGAAGCTGCCTGCCGCTATGAGAATCAAGTACGATCAATTCATGGCCGAGGGCAGTTTGATTGTTTTAGAGGGCGCTGTGCTTGACATGATGGATGTCTATGAAGATCTGGATAATCACATTACTGAGTGCGGCTATGATGTTCGTTGTCTCGGCTTTGACCCTTATAATGCCAAAGAATTCGTTGCTCGATGGGAACAGGAAAACGGACCGTTTGGAATTGAGAAGGTTATTCAGGGTGCAAAGACCGAATCGGTTCCTCTTGGTGAGCTGAAGAAACTTTCTGAAGAAAGAATGCTGCTCTTTGATGAGGACCTTATGACCTTTGCTATGGGTAACTGTATTACCCTTGAAGATACAAACGGAAACCGTAAATTACTCAAGAAGCGATATGAGCAGAAAATTGATGCTGTTGCAGCTATGATGGACGCTTATATTGCTTACAAACTCAATCGAGACGCTTTTGAATAAGGAGGTGGTCGAATGGATGAACTCAATCACCATGGCATTAAAGGAATGCATTGGGGTGTTCGTCGTTATCAGAACAAAGACGGTTCTTTGACCCCTGCCGGTCGGAAGCGTTTAGAGCAAAAAGATACGAAGTGGGCTCATAAGAACCATGACAAAATCGTATCTAAAGCTCGAAAAGATGTTTCTAAGGAACTCGATCGATATGCAGATCAATTATTAAGTGACCCGAATGCTGTGACATCCAAAGGAAAGCTTAGTGCTTCTACTATCAATGCTTATAACCGCAAAATGGCCGAACTTATGAATGAGTCCGTCAAGAATGTTACGGCACCATCCGGACGAGTAGTACAGTTTGTTGCTAAGCGTGGCGAAGTTGGTGTTCATATGGCTATTGCGGACAGAGGCTATGATATGGAACAACTGAAGAATGGAATTTGGGCATCCGGCCGTGTCGCTTATAAGAAGAAAAATGTTGATATGGTGTAAAGGAGGTGATGATTTCAATGGAAATGTCTTTTGGTTCCAGGCTGAAACATGCTTGGAATGCTTTTAACGGTAGTACCCAGATGGACTATCGAAATTTAGGGATGAGTTATGCCTATCGTGCAGATAGACCTCGTTTATCAAGAGGCAATGAAAGGTCGATCGTCACCTCGGTTTACAACCGTATAGCCCTCGATGTGGCTGCTCTGAAAATTCAGCATATTAGACTGGATGAAAATGAGCGCTTCATTTCCGTTATCCAAGACGGTTTGAATAATTGTCTTACTGTCGAGGCGAATATCGATCAGACAGCTCGCGCCTTTATTCAGGATGTAGTTATTTCTATGTTTGATGAAGGCAGTGTTGCTATTGTTCCTGTTGATACTACGACAAATCCCAACATCACCGGTTCTTACGATATCCAATCGATGAGAGTCGGTCAGATTTTAGATTGGTATCCGATGCATGTTCGTGTCCGTGTTTACAACGAACTTAGCGGCAAGAAAGAAGACATTGTGGTGCCAAAGAGTACAGTTGCGATTATTGAAAATCCTCTGTACGCCGTTATCAATGAGCCTAACTCTACTATGCAAAGGCTCATTCGTAAACTTAACCTACTCGACGTCATTGATGAACAAAGTGGTTCTGGAAAACTCGATTTGATTATCCAGTTGCCATATGTCATCAAGACGGAAGCAAGGCGTCAACAAGCCGAAAACAGGCGTAAAGATATTGAAGGTCAGTTGGCTGGTTCCAAATATGGTATTGCTTATACCGATGGAACTGAAAGAATTACACAGTTGAATCGTTCTGTCAATAACAACCTGATGTCCCAGATTGAATACTTAACGAGTATGCTATACAGCCAGTTGGGAATCACTCAGAGCATTTTGGATGGTACGGCGGATGAGAAGACTATGCTGAACTACAACAACCGAACTATCGAGCCTATTATTTCCGCTATTGTTGATGAAATGAAACGAAAGTTTCTGACCAAAACTGCCAGATCACAACTCCAGTCGATTTCGTTCTTTAGAGACCCGTTCAAACTTGTACCGGTGAACGACATCGCTGAAATTGCTGATAAATTCACTCGAAATGAAATCATGACTTCGAATGAAATCAGGCAGGTTGTCGGCATGAAACCTTCGGATGATCCGAGGGCTGATGAACTCAGGAATAAGAACCTGAGTGCGCCGAGCGAATCAACTTCGGAAGTTCCAACTGTCACGGAAGAGACGGAGGACCCACCGAAGTAAATTTCATTTGAGTGAAAGGGTCTCTAAAAAATCTTGAAACAAGGAGGAAATTCAAAATGGAAAAAGCATTCCAGGTTGAAGCTTGTGATTTCAGCGGCTGGGCTACCAGAAATGACCTTAAATGCTCTGATGGTAGAGTAATTCGCCATAATGCGTTTAAGGAAAATGATGGAATTCAGGTTCCGCTGGTTTGGAATCACCAGCACAACGATCCTCGCAATGTTCTTGGCCACGCTTGGCTTGAGAATCGTGAGGAAGGCGTGTATACCTATGGCTTCTTCAATGACACTGAATCCGGTGAAATTGGTAAGGCATTGGTTAAGCACGGCGACATTAAAGCGCTGTCTATTTATGCAAATCAGCTTAGACAGAATGGTTCCGATGTTATTCACGGATGCATTTGTGAAGTAAGTCTGGTGCATAAAGGCGCTAATCCCGGTGCTTTCATCGACTCTATGCTCGCCCATGGTGAGAATTCTGACGAGGAAGCAATCATCTATACTGGTCTGCCTCTGGTTCTGTCTCATGCGGATACTGATTCCGACGATGACAAGAAGAAAGATGCTGACAAAAAGGATGAACCCGAAAGTAAGTCTGAAGATAAGAAGGATGGCGACGATGAGACTATCGCTGACATTATCAACACTATGACGGACAAGCAGCAGAATGCTATGTATTACATGGTGACAAAGGCACTGGAAGGTAAATCCGAAGGAGAGTCTGACGAGGACTCTGAAGATCCCGAAAAGAAATCTGAATCCAATAAGGAGGAAACAATTATGAAACATAATGTCTTTGACAACGACAAGCAGGACAAGAAGAATGTTCTGTCCCACGCGGCTCAGGGTGAGATTCTGAAGTTGGCTAAGTCTCCCAACGTTGGCTCTCTCCAGACCGCTATGAAAATCTATGCTGAGGAGAACGAACTCAAGCACGCTGACATCAGCGGTTTCGTTCAGACTGGCGAAGGTAATGTATCCACCATGTTCCCTGAGTATGTTGAGGCTCATCCTGGTCGCACTCCTGAGCTGATTACTAACAACATGGACTGGGTTAATGCTATTATGGCTAAGACTCAGAAGATTCCTCATGGTCGTGTTCGCACTTCCCATGTCGATATCCGTAACATTGATGCTCTTCAGGCTAAGGGTTATCAGAAGGGTAACCAGAAGAAACTCACTGGTAACTATGCTCTGGTAAGACGTACTACCGATCCTCAGACTGTGTATGTTACTTCTGAGCTGCATCGTGACGATGTGACTGACATCGAAGATTTCGATTATGTTCAGTTCCAGTATGGCATCGACCAGATTTCTCTGAAGGAGACTCTGGCTGTTGCTACTATGCTGGGTGACGATCGTCTCGACAGTGATCCTGAGAAGATCTTCCCTGATAAGATCCGTCCTATCTGGACTGATGATGAACTGTACACTATCCATAAGGATGTGGACTTTGCTGCTATGGCTAAGGAGCTTCAGGGTTCCAACACTGAGCAGTATTTCGGTGAGAGCTTCATCTACGCTGAGGCTATGGTGACTGCTCTGCGTAAGGCTCGTAAGGACTTCCGTGGTACTGGCAAGCCTGACCTGTTCATCACTACCGATATGCACAACACTATGATTCTGGCTCGTGATCGTAACGGTCGTCGCATTTACGAGACTGATACTGAACTGGCTGCGGCTCTGGGTGTTGCTAACATCTACGAGGTTACTCAGTTCGAGGGTAAGGTTCGTACTGATGCTGACGGCAATAAGCATAAGCTGCACGCTATTTGCGTGAACATGGCTGACTATGGCTATGGTGCTTCTAAGGGTGGCGACATCACTCACTTCACTGACTTCGATATCAAGTTCAATCAGCTTCAGTCTCTGCTGGAGACTCGTAAGTCTGGTCAGCTTACTCGTATCAAGTCTGCGATCGTTATCGAGGAACTGGAGTCTGCTACTACCACTGCCTAAGTAATCTTGGAGGAAATTCAAAATGGCGAAATTTTACGGACCAATCGGCTATGCTGTGACTGAGGAAACAGCTCCGGGTGTTTGGGAGGAAAAGATTACCGAGCGTATGTACTACGGTGAGCTGGTCCGCAACACGAGGAAGCTTCAGTCCGCAGATCAACTCAACGACAACATCAATGTTGCGAATGAGATTAGCATCTTAGCCGATCCGTTCGCCAGTGAGAATTTTCACTTGATGAAGTACGTTGGGTTTATGGGTGCTAAATGGAAGATTTCGAGCGTTGAAGTTCAGTACCCTAGACTAAGACTGACTATTGGAGGTGTATACAATGGCGAATAGATTAGATCTACAGACCCTGTTGGAAGACCTTCTGAGGAGTCGAAATGTGTATTTTCAACCTCCTGAGTCAGTTAAGATGAATTACCCTGCCATCGTTTACGGTCTTGATGATATCGAGAACACGCACGCTGATGACAGGGTATATTTATCGTATAAGAGATATTGGGTGAATTTGATTGATAAGAATCCTGATAGCTCTTTCGTTGACATGATAGCGCAACTGCCTACATGTCAATTCGATCGACACTATACAAGCGAGAACCTTAATAATTGGCGTTTCTTGCTCTATTTCTAATTCATAAGGAGGAAAATATTATGTCCAAAATTGTTTGGGATAAAATTGGTGAGCGTCTGTACGAAGTCGGTTGCGACCATGGCGTTCTCTACCCTATGCAGACTGATGGCACCTACGGTAACGGTGTCGCATGGAATGGTCTGACTAATGTTACCGAGAGTCCTTCTGGTGCGGAAGCATCTCCTATCTACGCTGATAACATCAAGTATGCCAACATTATCAGTAACGAAGAGTTCGGCTGTACTATCGAAGCATTTATGTATCCCCCTGAGTTCGCTGAGTGCGATGGCTCTGTTGAGATTATGCCTGGTATGTTTGCCGGTCAGCAGTCTCGTAAGACTTTCGGCTTCGCTTATCGTACTCTCATGGGTAATGATACTGAGCTGAACGATTACGGCTATAAGCTGCATCTGGTATATGGCTGTCTGGCTGCTCCTTCCGAAAAGGGTCACGATACCATCGGCGATTCTGTTGAGCCTTCCACTATGTCTTGGGAGGTCAGCACTACTCCTGTGGCTATTGATACTCTTATCAATGGTAAGAAGCTGAAGCCTACTGCTACTCTGACTTTCGAGTCCAACAAGTTCAGTGCCGAATTCATGGCTCAGCTTGAGGAAATCCTGTATGGTAAGGATGCTACTTCTACTGACGCAAATGATGCTGTTGCACCTCGTCTGCCTCTGCCTGATGAGATCATCACTATGTTCAACGCAGTCGCTGCTGGCTAAGACTTAACAAACTAAATTCAATGGGGCCGTATTCAGGTAAGCTGGCGGCTCCTACTTTTTTAATTCTGAAAGGAGAAACTAATTATGCATAAGGAAACTATCACTTACAACGACCTGAACGGTGTTCAGAGAACCGAAGATTTTTACTTCGACCTGTCCAAGCCCGAAATCGTGAAGATGCAGGCAAGTGCTAAGGGCGGCTATGATGTCCAGCTCAGAAGCATTGCTGCTGATCTCAATGGCGCAAAGATCATGGAATTCTTCGAGAACTTCATTACCAAGTCTTATGGTGAGAAGAGCGAAGATGGCAGACGCTTCATGAAGTCCGAGGAGATTTCTCGCTCCTTTATGGAGACTCCTGCTTATGAGGTGCTGTTCGAGAAGCTTGTCACTAACGACAAGTATGCTGCCGATTTCGTGAATGCAGTTATGCGTTCTAAGGGTAATGCTGCTGCACCTGCTGTAGCTCCCGTGGCAACTAACTAATATCGAAAACTCGGAGGACTAAAGAATGCTTAAAATCATCGTACCGGCTGCTGAGTATTTCGACGAGATCAACGAAGAGTTCATCTACAAGAAAGAACAGGTTTTGCAGTTGGAGCATTCTTTGGTCTCTCTTTCAAAATGGGAAAGCAAGTGGAATAAAGCCTTTTTAGGCAAGCAAGAAAAGACTGATGAAGAAATTCTTGACTATGTCAGATGTATGACAATAACCCAACATGTGGACCCAGAAGTATATTCAAGACTATCAGCCGAAAATTATGCTGCAATAAATGCTTATATTGAAGCTCCGATGACTGCAACTCGTTTCTATGAGGATAAAACTCAGAAAGGAAACAAGGACACGGTTACTTCGGAGCTTATTTATTATTGGATGATCGCTTATAACATACCCGTTGAGTTTCAGAAATGGCATTTGAATCGCCTTCTGACACTTATTCGAGTATGTAATGTTAAGAATTCTCCTCCGAAAAAGAGAAGTAAGCGTGAAATCTTTCAGCGTAATGCAGCGTTGAATGCCGCTAATAAGCGTCGTTTTAATTCGAAAGGTTGATATCAATGAACAAATTAACCGAATGGTATAACAAATTCTATGAGAAGCGATTAAGTCGCCTTAATATTAAGCTCTATTGGAAACAAGAAGAGCAGCGCTTACGAAGTGAAGTGCAGAAAAATTCTCATTCTCTGTTGTGGGTATGGGAATTTAGCAAAAAGGCGGTTATGATCTGCTTCTTTTTTTACATGATCGTGCAACTCTATTCGATGTCTGTCATGGTCATATTTCAAGATTTCACCTATTTGGGTGAGTTAATCACAACAACAGGCAATCTTGTTGAAAACTGTGTGTTCATGTATTTGGTAAAAGCCGGTCTTGAAAACGGTGTGAAGATTTGGCAGCAACATAAAGCTGACCAAGCTGAAACCGAAAGTACAGACGAAACAGAATCCGATGGACCAGTTGGATGAAAGGAGGAAACAACATGGAATTCATTAGTGAAAACTGGGCGTTTATCGTTCTTGCCATAGCTGTTATCGCAGTAGGTATTGTGTTTGTTATTCGATTTTTCAAAAGCTCTAAAGAAGAGCAGATTAAGAAAATTCGTGAATGGCTTGTTTATGCTACTACCATTGCTGAGAAGGAACTTGGCGGTGGTACCGGTCAGCTCAAGCTTCGTCAAGTTTACGATATGTTCGTAAGCAAATTTACATGGCTGGCTAAAGTCATTTCATTTGACAAGTTCAGTGAATTGGTTGATGAAGCTCTTGGCGATATGAACAAGCTCTTGCAGACTAATACCGCAGTTAGTGCTTATGTAAATGGCTCAGTTGAAAGCGAAATCTGAGAAAGGAGCATTTTAATATGAGTGCTGTAATGAAAGCTTCCGAATTCATTAAGAAATTGGAAGATGTCGCAAAGAACTACAAAACGCTGTATGTTATGGGGTGTTTTGGTGCCCCGATGATTACAACCCCGTATGACAACATCACCAGATACACCACCAATGACAAGTATAACAAAAAAGCAAGTCGTGTCGCTATGATTAAAGCAGCGGCAGACCAGAATCCTGCTGTATTTGGCTTTGACTGTGTATGTCTTATCAAAGGTGTGTTGTGGGGTTGGAACGGTAACGCAGAAAAACGATACGGTGGTTCGGGATATGCTTGCAACGGTGTTCCTGATATTGGCGCCGATCAGATGATTAAAGTGTGCTCTGATATTTCTACTGATTTCTCTAACATTGAAGTTGGTGAAGCAGTTTGGATGTCAGGGCACATTGGCGTTTATATAGGTAACGGTTTAGCTGTGGAATGTACTCCGAAGTGGAAAAACTGTGTTCAAATCACAGCCTGCAACTGCACTAAGTCTGGCTACAATACCCGTAACTGGACTAAACACGGTAAGTTGCCGTATATCGAATATGATGTGAAGTCCACAACTACTCCTACTGTCAGCACCGCAACTGTGGAAAAGACTATTTGGGATTTCCTGATGGACAAGATCGGTAATCCTTATGGCGTTGCTGGCTTGATGGGTAATCTGTATGCCGAATCTGCTCTTCAGCCTACCAATCTTCAGAACTCTTACGAAAAGAAGCTCGGTTATACCGATGCAAGCTATACTTCCGCTGTTGATAACGGTAGCTATACCAATTTCGTCCGTGACTCTGCTGGTTATGGTCTGGCACAGTGGACTTATTGGTCTCGTAAGCAGAATCTGCTTGAGTATGCGCAGGGTAAGAAGAAATCCATTGGCGATCTTACTACCCAGCTTGAGTTCTTGTATAAGGAGTTGAGCGAGTCTTACAAATCTGTACTGACTACTCTGAAGAATGCAAAGAATATTCGTACTGCTTCGGATGCAGTTCTCACTAAGTTTGAAAGACCTGCTAACCAGAGTGAGTCGGTTAAGGTAAAAAGAACCTCTTATGGTCAGAAGTATTACGACAAGTATGCTTCTACTGACACAGTTTCGACGGAGGCTGTGAAACCGACGCCTTCAACTTCTACCAAAGTGGATTATGCACAGAAATACGATAAGTCTATCGCTGGCAGTTATGAAGTCACTGCTTCCGTTGGTCTTCATATTCGTTCTGGTGCCAACACCAAGAAGACTTCTCTTGGAGTTCTTCCCGGTGGCACAGTGGTTAAGAACTACGGCTATTATAGTGTGGCGTCTAATGGCGTCAGATGGCTGTATGTTAAGACTTCCAGTGGTCTTGTTGGTTTCTGTTCTTCCACCTATCTTAAGAAGAAATGATGGGAGGGTAAGACATGGTTACATTCAGACATAAGGGCGACTTCTCCAAGACAATAAAGTTTATGGAAGGCGCTAAAAAGGCCGTTCGGCTTGCAGATCTTGACAAGTACGGCCGAGAAGGTGTCGCCGCCCTTGCGTCTGCAACTCCTGTCGATACTGGTCAGACTGCCAATTCATGGTATTACGAGATTGTAATCAAAGATGGTTCGGCAACAATAACATTCTACAACTCAAATATTCAAAATGGAGTTCCCATTGCGATCATCCTGCAATATGGTCATGGAACTCGTAACGGCGGCTGGGTACAGGGGCGAGACTACATCAATCCTGCTATCCAGCCTATTTTTGACAAAATTGCAAATCAAGCGTGGAAGGAGGTTACTAAGCTATGAGCACAACAATCGATCAAAGAGTCGTAGAAATGCGATTTGATAATAAGCAGTTTGAAAGCAATGTTCAAGCGAGCTTAAATACACTCGACAAGCTTAAAAGCAGTTTGAATATGAACGGAGCTACTAAAGGCTTTGAACAGATTGATAATGCTGCTAAGAAAGTCAACATGAGTGGACTTGGCAATGCTGTTGAATCAGTGCGTTTGAAGTTCTCTACTTTGGAAGTCATGGCTGTAACCGCACTTTCAAACATCACTAATTCCATTGTCAATACTGGCAAACAGATGATTGCGTCGTTTACTATCGACCCGATCAAGACTGGTTTTGCAGAGTATGAAACCCAGATTGGTGCTGTTCAAACAATTCTGGCTAATACCTCTCATGAGGGAACAAACCTTCAGCAAGTTAATCGTGCGTTGGACGAGCTGAATACATATGCGGATAAAACCATTTATAACTTCACTGAAATGACACGAAACATCGGTACCTTTACGGCTGCTGGTGTTGATCTGCAAACTTCAGTGGATTCGATTAAGGGTATTGCAAACCTTGCGGCTGTGTCTGGTTCTACCTCACAGCAGGCAAGTACAGCTATGTATCAGCTTTCTCAGGCTCTCGCCGCAGGTAAAGTTTCTCTTATGGACTGGAACTCAGTAGTTAATGCCGGTATGGGTGGTAAGGTATTCCAAGATGCTTTGATTAGAACTTCAGAGCTTCTTGGTACTGGTGCTCAGGCTGCCATTGATTCTTACGGTTCCTTCAGAGAATCGCTTACTAAGGGTGAATGGTTGACTACTGAAGTCTTGACAGAAACTCTTAAGCAATTTGCCGGAGCTTATAGCGAAGCGGACCTTATTCAGCAGGGATTCACAGAAGAGCAGGCTAGATCCATTATGGATATGGCTAAGACTGCTGAGGATGCCGCAACTAAGGTTAAGACTTTCACTCAGTTGTTTGACACACTGAAAGAAACGGTTCAGTCCGGCTGGACTCAAACTTGGGAGATTCTTATTGGTGACTTCGAAGAGGCAAAAGAAGTGCTGACCGAAGTTTCTAATGTGGTTGGCGATGTGCTGTCTAAATCGGCAGAAGCCAGAAATGAGCTGTTAAGCGGGGCTATGAGTTCCGGTTGGAAACAGCTTTTGAATGCTGGTATTGCCGATGAAGCTGGATATATCGAGGCTATCCAGGAAGTAGCCAGAGTTAATGGCGATGCTTTCGACCAGATGGTAGCCGATTCTGACAGCTTTAGTGATGCTCTCAAGAAAGGTTTAGAGGAAGGTGTTATATCTTCCGAAACATTATCCGATGCAGTATTCAATCTTCAGGGCAAAATGTCTGGAATGACTGAAGAAGAGAGAAAAGCTGCTGGATATACTTCTGAAATGGTTACACAAATCGAAACACTTGCTTCCGGTTTGAGAGATGGTTCTATTTCGATGGATGAATTTGCAGATAAAATGCTTCGTCCGTCGGGTAGAGAAAATCTTATTCAGGCATTGTGGAATGCAGCTAAGGGTTTGATGAGTGTACTTTCGCCGATCAAGGAGGCGTTTAGTGAAATATTCCCTCCGATGACGGCAGAGCAACTTTACAACATTACTGAAGGTTTGCGAAAGCTGACTGAACGATTCACATTGAGCGAAACTGCCTCTAATAATCTCAAGAATACTTTCAAGGGATTGTTTGCTGTTGTTGATATTATCGGCAATGCATTCTTGGCGGTTGTAAAAGCTATCGGCTCTCTTTTAGGTGGAGTCGGTGATCTCGGTGGTGGATTACTTAGTATTACAGGTTCCTTTGGCGAATGGTTGGTTAAGCTCAACGAAACGATTGAGACTACCGATGTATTTAACAAGGTTCTTGGTGGTATCGTAAACTTCATTAAAGCAGCAGCTACTGCTATTAAGGAATTCGTTACTTCTGTAGCCCAAAACTTTAAGATTCCTGGCTTCGAATTGTTCCACAATCTTCTTGAGCGTGTACAGACTCGAATGGCTCAGGTCGGTGAAGCAGCAGGAAGCATGAAGAGTGGCGTAATTGTTGCTTTTGAAATTATGGGTGAAGCTCTTGCTAATTGCGAGTTCGTGCAGATTCTCCAGACTATCTGGAATGCAGTAAAAACAATCGCTTCAAGCATTGTTAACGCCCTCGGCAGTATTGGTGGAGCGATCACTTCGAGTTTGGGAGAAGCTAACTTTAGTGGAATTATTGACTTGCTTAATGGCATTTCTTTCGGTGCCATTGCGGTTGGTATCACAAAATTTGTTGGTGGATTCCGTCAAGCTATTGATGAAATCGGAAGTATTAAGGAATCCTTTATTGGAATTCTTGATAGTGTCAGAGGTTGCTTTGAGGCTTATCAGTCTCAGTTGCAGGCGGGCACATTACTGAAGATTGCATCTGCTATCGCTATTCTTTCGGCATCTCTGGTTGCCCTTTCATTGATTGATAGCGAAAAACTGAACGGAGCTCTTGGCGGTATTACTGTGCTATTCGCTGATCTGATGGTTTCTATGGCTGTCTTTAATAAGATTAGTGGTCAAGCAAGTGGTGTTACTAAGAGTGTAACGGCGATGCTCGGCATTGCAACATCTGTTCTTATTCTCGCTAGTGCTTTGAAGAAGATTGGCGATTTGGATGCAAAACAACTTACTACAGGCGTTATTGGTGTTGCTGGTTTGACTACCGTAATGGTTGCAGCAGCAAAAGTAATGAGCAGTGGTAGTGGCACTATTGTAAAGGGCGCTACGCAGATGGTTATATTTGCGGCCGCTATTAAGGTGCTTGCATCTGTTTGCGAAGATCTCTCAGCACTTAGTTGGGAAGAACTGGCTAAGGGATTAGTCGGTGTTGGTGTTCTGCTTGCAGAGGTTTCTCTGTTTATGAACACTGCAAAATTCAGTGGTAAATCCATTACTACTGCAACCGGAATCGTGATATTGGCAGCCGCTATTAAAGTATTGGCTTCTGCCTGTGAAGATTTCGGCGGCATGGAATGGGAAGAGATTGCAAAGGGACTGGTTTCGGTTGGTGCATTACTGGCTGAGATTACGCTCTTCACAAATCTGACTGGAAATGCCAAACATGTAATGTCTACTGGTGTGGCTTTGATTGCTATAGCCGCTTCTATGAAGATATTTGCTTCTGCGGTACAAGATTTCGGTTCGATGTCTTGGGAAGAAATCGCTAAGGGACTGGTTGCTATGGCCGGTGCACTTACTGCGGTTACTGTGGCTGTTAATTTCATGCCTAAAAATATGGTTGGAATTGGAACAGGTCTTATTGCTGTAGCTGCCGCTTTGGTGGTTATGGCTGATGCTCTCAATAAAATGAGTGGTATGACTTGGGAGGAAATTGCTAAGGGTTTAGTTACTCTTGGTGGTGCAATGGCTATTCTGGCTATTGGCTTGAATGCTATGACTGGAACACTTGCCGGATCTGCGGCTATGTTGGTCGCTGCCAGTGCATTGCTTGTCATGACTCCTGTGCTTAGTATTCTGGGCGCTATGAGTTGGACAGCGATTGCCAAAGGGCTTGTTGCTCTTGCTGGTGCATTTACGGTAATTGGCGTTGCCGGTCTGGTTCTTACCCCTCTGGTTCCTACTATTCTCGGCTTAAGTGGTGCATTTGCACTTATCGGTGTATCCGTCGTTGGTATCGGAGCAGGTTTGGCTCTGGCTGGTGCAGGTCTATCCGCTTTGGCGGTTGGTGTGACTGCATTGGCTGCCGCTGGAACTGCTGGAGCTACCGCTATTGTGGCATCTCTGACGGTAATCATCACGGGTATTGCTGAACTTATTCCTGCCATTGTTGCTAAGATTGGTGAAGCGATTGTAGAGTTCTGTAAAGTTATTGCTGACAGTGCTCCTGCGATTGGCGAAGCTATCAAGGCAGTGGTACTTACTTTGGTGGATGTACTCGTAGAGTGCGTTCCTGCCATTGCTGATGGCGCACTTAAGCTTATTGCTGGTGTTCTTGAAGCTTTGGTTAAATATACACCTTCTATCGTAGATTCTATTTTCCAGTTCCTTATTGGTGTTCTGGAAGGAATCGCTCGTAACCTGCCCGGTCTTATTCAGGCTGCTGTTGACGTATTTATGTCCTTCTTTGCTGGAATTGTTGATGCTCTTAAGGGTATTGACACCGAAACTCTGCTTCAGGGCATAGTCGGCGTTGGTCTGTTATCAGCACTTATGGTGGCTTTGTCCGCTATTGCTGCACTGGTTCCCGGTGCTATGGCTGGCGTTCTCGGTATGGGTGTTGTAATTGCTGAGCTTGCTCTTGTGCTGGCAGCAGTCGGTGCATTGGCTCAGATTCCTGGTCTTGAATGGCTTATCAATGAAGGTGGCGATTTGCTCCAGAACATTGGCGCAGCTATTGGTAAATTCATTGGCGGTATTGTTGGTGGATTTGCAAGTGGTGTGTCCAGTCAGTTCCCGCAGATTGCAACCGATTTGTCAGGCTTTATGACCAATATTCAGCCGTTCGTACAAGGTGCGTCGGCTATTGATCCTTCTATGATGGATGGCGTTAAGGCTCTTGCTGAAACTATCCTCGTTCTAACCGCAGCTAATATTCTCGATGGTATTACTTCTTGGCTGACTGGCGGTTCTTCTCTTACCGGATTTGCTGAAGATCTGGTACCGTTCGGTAAAGCTATGAAACAGTTCTCTCTTGAGATTGCTGGTATTGATGGTGAAACCATTGCAAATGCTGCTGTTGCTGGTAAGACACTTGCTGAAATGGCTGCTACACTTCCTAATTCTGGCGGCGTAGTCGGTTGGTTTACAGGTGAGAATGATATGAACGCCTTTGGCGAACAACTCATTCCTTTCGGTCAGGCAATGAAGAGCTTCGGTGACGAAGTAGCCGGATTGAATTCTAAGGTCATTACTGAAGCAGCTACAGCCGGTAAAGCACTTGCTGAAATGGCAACAACTGTGCCTAACAGCGGTGGCGTTGTCGGTTTCTTTGCTGGTGAGAATGATATGGATGCGTTTGGTGAGCAGCTCATACCGTTTGGTCGGGCAATGAAAGAGTACGGTAATGCCGTATCTGGAATTAAAGCCGATGTCATTCAAAATAGCGTAACAGCAGGTCAGGCTCTGATAGAATTGGCAAATACTGTACCTAATACAGGTGGTGCAGTTAGCTGGTTTACGGGAGATAATGACCTCACTACCTTTGGTGAACAACTTGTACCGTTCGGTAGAGCTATGAAGAACTATTCTTTGGCTGTGACGGGACTTGATGCACAGGTTGTAACCAACTCGGCTAATGCTGCTAAGGCATTGGTTGAACTTTCTAACAACTTGCCGAATACTGGCGGTGTCGTGAGCTGGTTTACTGGCGATAACGATATTGCAAGTTTCGGTGAACAACTTGTATCTTTTGGTCAATCCTTTGCGAATTACTACAACAGCATCAGTGGCGTTGACACAGGTAAGTTGAATAGTGTAGTTGCCGAATTCCGCAATCTTGTGGATCTGGCTACAGGTATTAAGAGCGTTGATACAAGCGGAATGTCCAATTTCGCAAGTAGTTTGACGAAACTGGGTAACTCTGGTATCGACGGATTTATCAACGCGTTTACGAATGCTAATTCCAGAGTAACATCTGCGGCTACAACTATGGTTACGAACTTTGCCAGTGCCGCAAGTGCTCAGAGTGGTAACGTAAATACTACCTTTACAACTATTGTCTCTGGCTGCCTGACAGCAATCAAGAACAAGGCGTCGGAGTTCAACTCTACAGGTCAGACTCTGATGACGAATTTCATCTCTGGTGTAAAGAGTAAGGATTCTGCGACTAAGAGTGCATTTACAACTATTGTCTCTGGCTGCCTGACGGCAATCAAGAACAAGGCGTCGGAGTTCAACTCTACAGGTCAGACTCTGATGACGAATTTCATCTCTGGTGTAAAGAGTAAGGATTCTGCGACTAAGAGTGCATTTACAACTATTGTCTCTGGCTGCC